CCAAAATCTGGCCCGGTATAAAGTGGTCAGAAAGGAAGATGCAGTGGACTGCGCCATCTGGCGCAAGGTTGTGGATGTCCTATCTCGACAGAGATGAGGATGTCTTGCGTTATCAGGGTCTGGCATTTAGCTGGATAGGCTTTGACGAATTGACACAATGGGCCACACCATATGCATGGAATTACATGCGAAGTCGTCTACGGTCCACTGCACCTGACTTGCCCATCTTTATGAGGGCGACTACCAACCCCGGTGGCCGGGGCCATCACTGGGTCAAGAAAATGTTCATCGACCCTGCACCGTATAACAGGACATTCGATGCAACAGATACAGAAACCGGAGAAGTTCTTCGATATCCCTATGGGCATAGCAAGGCAGGAAAACCTCTATTTAAGAGACGCTTTATCCCGGCAAGACTTTCTGATAACCCATACCTATCAGAAGCAGGAGACTACGAAGCCATGCTCCTCTCGCTTCCTGAACAGCAGCGTAGGCAACTTCTTGAAGGCGACTGGGACATCAAAGAAGGTGCAGCGTTTACTGAGTTTGATAGGCGTGTGCATGTTGTGGAGCCTTTCCATATCCCTGCTAACTGGGTCAAGTTTCGTGCATGTGACTATGGCTACGGTAGTTATACTGGCGTTCTTTGGTTTGCTGTTGCGCCTGATGAACAGCTTATCGTATATAGAGAACTATACGTCAGTAAGGTCTTGGCCTCAGACTTGGCTGATATGATACTGGACTTGGAAGCCGAAGATGGTAATATTAAGTACGGTGTTCTGGACAGTAGTCTTTGGCATAAGCGTGGCGATACTGGTCCTTCTCTTGCGGAGCAAATGATTAACAAAGGATGTCGTTGGCGTCCATCTGACCGCAGCAAGGGGAGTCGGGTAGCCGGTAAGAACGAAATACACAGGCGTTTACAGATTGACGAATTTACAGAGGAGCCAAGACTTGTATTCTTTGATAGCTGCACAGAGACAATATCACAGTTACCGTCCATCCCTCTGGACAAGAAAAATCCAGAAGACGTTGACACGAAGTCTGAAGACCACCTTTA